GATCTTTCGAAATACTTCATGCCGTTAGGTACATCAGTAATGATGTAGAACGCATCTGTGTCAGTTAAAAAGTTATTAACTCTGTAACCTTGTGGGATCATACCCATAGACACGATTGCATTTACATCGTTATCTGCTGTTCCAACTCTACCTTGAGACTTCATTAATCTCTCAGCTGTGAATTGTAACTCAGAAGGGATAATCATTTTAACACCTCTTGCAGCAATTTTTAGACCTCTTTCGTCTGTCATTGCAGCAATGTCAATTAATGATTGCTCTAATGAAGTTTCATTCAAGTCAGCCGCTGTAGCTAAAGTATTAGATACAGTTCCTGAGATTGTTGGGTGAGCAGTGTTGAATAAAGATACACCGTCACCTGATGTGAAGCTTCCAGATGGTAAACCGTTGATTAACGGATTAACAGCTTTAACTTGTTTAGTGTTCGCCATAGATCTAGCTAACGCTTTTGTATATCTTGAAGATATTTGATCATACAAGTTATCTTCTACCGCTTCCTCAGTTATTGCAAAAGCAAGAGCTATAGTCTCGTGACTGTATCTCGCTGTGTAAGTCTCTTGAGCATTGTCAAAAGTTACTCCACTTCCTTCTGGTTTAACTTGAGCTTGAGCGAAGCCAGATAACATAACTTCTTCTTCAAACGCTCTGTCTGAAGATTCAGTTGTGTAGATCTCAGCGTGCTGATTCTCATAACGTTTATATTCCAGGCCAAATAAGGCATTTAAACCTGGCTCTAGTTCTTTGACTAGTTGTCCTCTAGATATCGCCATAATTATAATCCTCCTTAGATACCTGTTGTGCCTTTTAAGAAATGCTCGTTAATCGTAACAACCAAATTAACATTTGCAGAACCTGCAGTGTTATTATCTGGATCTTTCGATATACCGATAATTCTTAATTGTGCTGTTCCAGTCTTCTGATCAGATGTATCTAATTCAACTTGAGATACGTAATCTGGAGAAGATCCGGCTGCATACACAAAGTCAGCGTTTAAACCAACGTCTGCTGCTGCAGTTGCGCCGTCGGCTTGTATTTCAAACCTCTCATACGGGTCATCAGATACGAATCCAACAATGTCTGTTGCAGTGTTAGATGCGTTTAAGTGATTCGCATAAGTGGGCTTGCTTGTTGAAGCGTCAGTAAAGAATACACCGTTTAGTGATCCTAATAATAGTGTGTCGCCTGCTGCTGCTACAGTAATTGTTCCAGTTGCTGCCATTTCGACAGGGTCTTGGAAATAAATAGCGTCAGCTGATGCTGCGATACTATATTCGGATAAACCTTGAGCGTCTCTGTTCTGACCAACTTTTCCTATTGGTTTTAAACCAAAAGGTGCGTCTTTATTTGCCATAGTTGTGTCCTCCTTATAGACATTTTAGTTTATCCGGCGGTTAGGAATTGTTAAAAAATTAACTTTTCTTTGAGCCACCGAAGGTTGTGCTAGTTTGTCGATCTATATTGATCGGCATACTACGATGCTGTTCCTTCTTGAGATCGTTATCGATTGCCTCGCTCTTATCGTCGTGCATTTGTCGATAGTGTGCATTTCTTTGCTCTGCGAACTCTTCGGGTATCCTTCCCAGCAAAAGGCCACCAACTCCTATAATCCCCTTGTATTTACCATCTTCAACAACCGGGTAATTAGGAAACTCATCAGCTCTCACTAATTCATATCCTTCTCTAAGTTTACCAGTAACATTTCTTGTGTCCTGATAACCTTGAACCTCGGCTCTGATCCATTTGTAACGGTATCCGTCCTTTGCAGGGGGAGTATCTAAATTGTTGGATCGTTGCCAAACTTTTGGTCTTTCACTTTTAGACCTTGATTCAGCGGCACGAGAAGCTCTTTTATCGTTTTCGTTTTCCATATGCTTATGCTCCTTCCGTGTTCATTAATCGTTTTTGTTTTGCATATTCATCGAGTGACACACCTAATTTTTTAGCAATTGCTACCTCAGACGGTGTGAGTCTTTGGACTTTGCGACCTGATTTACTACTACGCGTTGCTGATGCAACAGTTTGAGTAGGTTTATTTGTCGTTTCTTCTTTATTCTTAGCAAATTTGTGAGGGAATTCAATAGCTAATCTTCTATCTATTTCCTGATAATATTCATCTGGATGTGAGATAGGGTCATAACCTTCATC